GGCTCTGGATGGACCTGAGTTAACCGCCCAGTCAAAGACCGCCCAGTCAAGCCCTGAGGCCAGGGAGTGGCATAGGCACTTATCCCAGTAGTTCTGTAGGTATATAGGAGCGACATCCCCTACCGTGATGGCTCTCATGACCTCTTCGGTTGCATCGCCGCCATAGAACGCATCATACGTGGCTTTAGTTACACCAAGGTTGGTTTGGCCCCCGGGATCCTGAGGGTGATCCACGTAGCCACCTTCGTGCTTTAAAAGCATATCCAGGCACTTGTTAAAGTTGTCACGCATCTACTTACCCACCTTCTTGACCCGCTCGAAGCTTCGCATTCCACCCAGGCCCAAAAGTCCCATCAAGACCGGCATCATAGTCCCGGTGTCGGCCTGGGGAATGACCACACCAAACCCAGCTGCGATTGGTGAAACCAGGAAGTTTACGGCAAACCCAAGTACGCATACGTAGCCGGTAAGTGGACGCCATGACGATTGGAACCAATTGCCTTTGGCTTCTTCTTTATTGATAGCCAACTGAGCGAGGACTTGCTCCTGGGCATGTCGTTCTGAAAGTGTGGCGATGTCGTGGGCTAATTGTGCAGCCTGGTCTTTGTCCTGGACAAACTTACCTATGAGACCGCTGACCGGGCCTATGAGTGCTTCAAGCATCGGCCTTCTCCTTATTATCTTTGGCTTGTTCTTTGGTGGTTCTGTTGTGCATATCCCACACGATCATCACTTCTTTCCTTCATGGTTAATCCAGACAGCGAACATGCCGCTGAAGCACCCACAGATCGTAGATACAAAAGCTGTTTGTTGTGTGGTTGCTGCTGGACCCAATGACATAAACCAGTCAGCACAGTTCCAAGCCATTAGGGTTGAAGCTGCCATCATGATCCGTGGAAGTAGTTTTAGAGCTAGGAACTGTTCTGCTGTCATCATAACTCTGTGCCTTTAAGTTCTACACATCTAAAGCTCTGTGGCATCAGACTACCTTTGTTGATCTCGACAATAGCGTTACCCATCTCATATGCCCTTTGTTGGCATAGCTCATAGGATGAGTACGGACCTCTTGTATCGGTATATTCCCAGCAGTCATCTGGTGACGCGATTGCACACGCCAATACTAATGTCTTAAACATTGTTGGCCTCTTTTAGTATGTAGATAAAAAGAAACAACGCAGATATGCCTATGCCTATGCAAGCTGCCCAGTAGAGGCAGACAAGGATATCATCTTGGCGTTTTATAGCTAACCGTCTTGCTTCGGCTTTTGCTTCGGCTCTTTTACGTCTGGCTTCAGCGCAGAACTTAACGTAATCAGGGTACATATTCGCCCGACCGTATAACTGCATCATGCTTCTGAGTTCGTCTTCTTTGCGTTTGAGTTCGTCTAAGGCTAGAAACTCATCTAAGTCAGACTTGGAGCCATCGAGGTTTGACCCTTGCTTCTGGGCTTTCTTTTGAACTGCGTCTTTGTTAAGGGTAAAGTCTGAGATAGCTTGCCCAGCTTTTGCTAGTTCTGAGCCATTCTCGACACATTTCTTTATGATTGCGAAGGCTGCGTTTGCCGCCGCGAGTTCTGCCAGCATTTATGTACTCCCAAGGTAGCTCTCCTTGGGTTACAGCTTCATCAAAAGGCTTCCAGCGAGACCAACGACCACAATCGTTGACCCCATTATCATGGCTTCCAAACGCCAGAGACGCTTATCGAGACCAGACAGTTTGTCTTCTACAGAAGCGTACCGGACGGCACACTCCTTTTCGTGCGCTTCTAACTCAAGAGCGACACGCAATTCTGGGGTGACTGATTGCTCTAGCTTCATTCTGGTTTGGTAGGCCATACAACAGTATCAAGAGACTGATAGCTTGCTGTGATATCCCGCAGTGCCTGACGATACGCAGTTTGTTCTGCGGTCATCGTGAGGTCGCTAGATGCCCACCAGTCGGTAGCCGCAATCAAGCGGTCACGCTCTGCGCGAAGCTGCTTCAAAGGCTCTGCTGCGCGAAGTTCTGCTGCCTTTGCGTTGACGGTTGCCCAGTCAGTACCCCAGTCAGCTACGTTGCTGCTCTCGATTGCCGAACCATTGGCGTCCGCTCCTGTGACCTTCGCAAACATAGTTGCAAATTCCGCTTCTGTTGTAGGTTCGCCACGGAGTACCCATTCGGTGATGCCTAGTTCTGTTAGTGCTTGTGATATACTCATTGTGTTTACTCCTGTTATCCTGCGATTTCCATTACTACTAAAGAATTACCATTCAGACCGGCTTCTGCGTAAGTTGATGTACCACCTCCTGAATGTCCGGTAATTTTTACAGTATGTGTACCTGCTGTTACTGCGCTAGATAAATGTACTAAGCTAACACAACTTTGAAAACTAGCTGTAGCAGTAGAACTAATATTACCTGTTTGTAATACGTTATCTAAAAACACTTGATTATACTTCCAAGCACCAGCAGTGTCTGAGTTTAAGTCTGAACTAAATGCTATATATAACTTTGAATTAGCTTGAGTAGTTATATTAGTTGTTACAATAGTAGTAGGTGAAGCTGCACTAATACTAACTGCATTTGCAGTAACATTAACTGCTTGAATCACACTCCCAGCCACATTCAGCCCCAAGTCAGCCGCAGTCGGTGCTGCACCCGCCGTGTTCTGGATTGTGGAGACTTTCAATATGCTCGTCATTGTGCAATCTCCATTAGAGTGATTGATGATGTATCGCCGGGGTTTACATTGATATAAGCTGGGGCAGTTCCATACAGCGAAGCATACACAGCAAAGGTGGTTGATGATGTGCTATTAGCATTATCTAAAAAGTTTAATGCAGCAGACACAATGTTACCGCCAGCCGAGTCATACCCGGTAGCATATGCCCACCTTCCACTTGAACCAAGGGATGCGGCACTGCCATCCCTATATAGATAAAGGTTCGTCCCAGAAAAAGCATTGGCATTATGGATGCCGTTAATTGTCATCATTACCAAGAGTTTACTATTAGAATACTTAGGCGTGATAGATGCAGATAAATTACCATTTACTGGTGATGTGCTTGAGTAAGTTTGCTGTACTGCTAAAGCATTGTTTACAACCTGAACCACATGACCCGGAATCTGCACACCGTTGCCAGCGGTCTTTTCGGCGATTGTATCAACGTACAAAGTACTCATTGTGCAATCTCCATCGCTGTAATGGTTGGTAATGAGCCAGCCTCTGAACCATATACAGTTTGACCGGCCCTTGACCTGAAATAGATTTTATATGTGACTGCGCTTGTTGTCGCTGGGGCGTCCAAGTAATTCATTGAGTAAGGTGCAGTATGTACAACAGCAGCACTGTTGTAGTTTTGCTGAAGTCCAAATGTACTTCCCCCCGCCAAATCAGTGCCGTCACGAAAAATAGTCGCAATGATACCGCTTCCTGCGTCTGTGTAAGGATTTGCACCAGAAACCATAACAAGGATTTTGCTAGAGGTGCTTGAAGGTGTTATGGACACGCTAATACCAGTCACCTCTTGATATGACGTAGAGGTTGTGCCTTGGCTTCCAACATCAGTTGTAACAGACTTGACCTGAACCACATGACCCGGCATAAGCGCCTTGCCGCTGCTATCAATCGTGATAGCAGCCGTACCCGCCGCGTTGTTGATTTGGTCTACATTAAGAATACTAGCCATTTACGCCACCGTCAGGTTTCCGTTGACGGTCAGCGTAGTGCTACTGTCAATCGTTAGTGGCCCTACTGCCAATGCGTTGTCTGTAGAGCCTATGGTTACATTTGAAGTGAGTGTCTGCGAGTGAACACGGAAGATGTCACCTTTGCCATTCGTGGTATCTCCGGCTGCACCGTTGTTCCCATCGAAGTACCCTGCCCCAGCTTGGATGCCTGTCAACGCAGAGCCATCTCCAGCAAAGCTAGTGGCACTCACTGCACCACCCGCTGTTACGGTTACTTGGTCGTGGTTAGCTATGCCCAGACTGGTTAAGGTCGGGGTGGAGACAGGAAGGTTCGTCAGGTTTGCCCCAGATACCGCCGGTAGAACTGCTGGAAACCGTCCGTCCGGTAGTGTGCCTGTGCTTAGTGCAGACGCATCGTTACTTGGCGGCACGTTGTCCAATGCTGAAGACACAACATCTCCGTTGGCGTCCAGCAGTGACGCGAGATCGTTAGCTTTTGTCATTTTGGTTTACTCCGCTGCTGGGATGGCTTGCGCTTCAGCCTCTGCGTTGCGAACGGCTGCTGTCTTTACGACATCATTATCAAATGCGTAGGCAACGACAAGTTCGCGTGTCGCTGGCACTTGGATGCCGTTGTCGAGGCAGTGCTTAACGGTGATGTCTACGATTTCATCGTTAGCAATCCTAGCACGTTCAGTCACTGCGTTCTCAGCCCATTCGGTCGGAGACAATGCAGCGTATTCTAGTCCCTTGAACTGAGTGTCCGTCAGTTCGATTTGTATTGTTTGTGTCATTGTTTTTACTCCGTTTAACCTATTAGAAACCCACTGAATGTGCAGTGTTGTAGACTACCGACAATATTGCCGCTGACTGCTGCCGTATAAACTAGGTACACCGTGTCGTTTGTCGCCATATCAACAATTAGACCGCCCTTAAACTCTTGGTGTTGGTTGATACTGTTTTCTTTCGGTTCATAGTTTCTGTAGTGATACCCGCCGTTTTTATACAGATCGACATAACCCTCACCAGCGTTAGTGCTTCTGTCTGTCAAGAGATGCCAGAAAAACCAGTATCGTCCTGCGACTGGTGCAGTGAAAATGCCTGTCGAAGTGTTAAAGTGATTACCTATGTTGAAAGAAGTTCCATTAAACTGGATTGTATTTCCAACGGTTTGTCCAGTCGTAGTATAAACACCGAAGCTAGGCTGATACGGCATCGTCACACGGCCTGAACTGTCAATTCGCATATGTTCTGCTGCATAAGCTGGAGAATAAAACCTATGAGCATTAGCAGCGTGGAAATTATCAGTAGACTGACCAACAATTAATCCATTGCTACCATCTGTCACTGTCAAGACACCAGACGGACTTGCAGTACCAATGCCCACGCTGCCTGACGCATCAACCGTGATGTCATCGTGGTTAGCAATACCCAAGCTGGTCAGGGTTGGTGTCGGGATGCCTGTTAAGGCAGAGCCATCACCTGAGAAACTGGTAGCTGTAACTGCTCCTGTGAAGGTCGCACCAGTCAGCATTGCTGCCCCAGCGGCTGTTACATTGGCTGTGTCCGTTACGTCTGCGCTAGTTTCGATACCGTCTAGCTTCGTGCCGTCTGTAGCTACATCACGACCATCTACTGTTCCTGTGACCGTAATGTTGCCTGTGACATCTGCGCCAGCAGAAAAGTCTACGTTACCTTGGAAAGTGCCGCCACTGGTCGCTGAGACCATATCGGCAGTCGTAAAAGACTTGAACGCAACCACATTGACTTCATCACCGGCTGCTGCTGCTACAGCAAGGACAACGCTTGTTCCATTGGTCGCTGTGTAGTCTGTGCCATCCTCAAGCACGATACCGTTCTTGGTGACAATGAGGTTATCCACGGTGTAGCTAAGAGTATTGCTGTTGTCGTCAGAGCCTGTGAAAGCGGTCTGGGATGCTGTTGCAGTGTAGTTGTAGTTAAGTAGAGATGCACCACCGGCAGAACTTGCGGCAATGAAAGAACCACCATCGTAAACCCGCATCTCATTAGCAGTGCTATTGAAGTACAAGTCACCTTGGTCAACCGTCAGGCCAAGACCAGTAACGTGTGTCTGCGCTGCGCTGTCTGAAGCGTGAGGGCCATAGTATCTGTCTTCAAAATCATTGAATACTGCCGCCGCTGAAGCTGCACTGGCTGCTGCTGAAACCTGAGATGCAGCGGCTGCTGTTGCGCTTGTGTTGGCTGCTGACGCTGAGTTAGCTGATGCAGTGGCATCGAGGCCAGTCTGCACTCTATCGGCTGCCGTAGCGATGGCATCGTTATTTGTAGCTGTACGGTCTAACCCTGTTTGCACTCTATCGGCTGCTGTAGCAGTAGCATCCGCAGATGAAGATGCGGCTGAAGCGGCTGCGTTGGTCTCAGAAGTTGCCGCGGCGTTGCGGCTAGATAAAGCTGCCGCTGCTGAAGCACTTGATGACGTTACGTCCAAGCCAGTTTGCACACGATCTGCGGCTGTTTGGACGGCATCAGCTGCTGTGGCAACCCTATCGAGGCCAGTTTGTACTCTGTCTGCGGCTGTTTGCGTGGCATCGGCTGATGTTAAAGCCACATTTGCAGAAGATGTTGTGGCTGCTGTTTGCGAGGCTGTAGCTGAAATTGAGGCCGCTGATGCGTCTGAGTTAGCTGAAGCTGCGCTGGTCGCTGCTGCGTTCTTGCTGGCAAGGGCGGCTGCGGCACTTGCGGCGGCATTGGTTTCTGAGGTTGCCGAAGCATTTTCGCTGGCTAGGGCAGCTTGTTCTGAAGCAAGGGCTGCGGCGGCTGATGCACTTGCGGAGCCTTGTAGTTGGCTAGATGTGCCGTTGTTTTTAAAGAAACTGCTTGATGCCATATCGGAACTACCTTTTTAATAAGATACGTAAGTGGATTGGTAGTCATCATAACGTGACATTGGTTGAATACTTTGTACCCCGCCATTCAACTCCTGGTCATCTGACTGGGCTTGAAGTTCACTTAAGAACAGCCGGAACTTTTCTTCAAAGAGAGGCCCACGCTCATCCAGGTAATAGTCTGCGGCGTAGGTAAGGCCACCATAAATTATAAGGTCAGGGGCTACTGCGGCTAAGGCGTTCTCATCGGTATTGAGAACCATAGGTGCAAACTCACCATAATAGTAAAGCACCACATCACCATTGGTTGGCTGCGGGTGCAGAAGGATGTCTTGCTGTTGTCTTACGAACACCTCCGGGCTGCCAGCCATTGGGTTCTGTGCCAACGGACGGAAAGTCTCCATAGGTACACGTTTTAATTCAAAGGATTCGTAATAGATCGAAATGATCTCGAGAAAGTCATTCGGCAAAGTTAGCAAAGGTGTCTGACCACTGATGGTAAAGGTGCTAACATTCTCATTCAAAGGGGTGCGGAGTTGTCTTTGGATCCGGGCGATGCTCCGGTCAATAAACTGTGTCGTAAGTGTTGGGGTAATGTCACTGCGGTTGAGTAACTCATTGAAATGAGATTTAATATCACCATAATTCATTTCTTACGTCCACCTTTGTTCTTGTACATTAGATGCTCTTTTCTGTTGCCATGAAGCCTTCGAGGTTTTCGGACTTTAGTTTGGCTACTATCTGTTTAAGAGTGATGCTTTTGTCGGTCATGATGTCAAAACCTTCGCGTTGCCACTTTTCGACAAAGATTACCGGGATCGAGGCCACATGTTGGTAGTCACCTTCTAGGTGGTTCCTACTCGCATTTCTCTTGTCTTTAAGGTCGTCTAGGAAACCTTGACTGATGATCTGGCTATCCCGGCGAACTAGGTTCCCGGTTTCTTCTTTAAAGTCGTTGTTGATACCAGTTAGGTCGATCTTGTCTGCCATTCGTATTCTCCTTTTAGGCATAGAAAAACCCCCAGGGGCCGGAGCCTCTGAGGGTTTGGTATTAGTTTAGGTGTGAAGGGGTAGTGGTAAGGAGAGCGAAATCCACTAGGGATCCCCTCCACTCCTATTCGTTACACTTAGGTAAGGGCGTCAATCTGTCCTGAGCCAAGTGGATTCTTATGCATGAGGCCAAGCTCCCCGACCACCATATGGGTATCTGAGTCGCCGGTCTTTGCCAACAGTGTCCGGGTGAACGGACGTAGTGTAGCTGTACGCCACATTGTTGGATCCAACAGGAATGCATGTGTGGTCATCTGGTGCCGGTTAAGTACAACTTTTAGTTCGCCGAATGGGCTTACCAGCAGATTCACGACACTGGTTAGTGTTGTGTTTCCATCGTTAAACTCCCGGCTGCGACCGGCTGCACCAGTGAAACCGCCAATAATGATTGAATCAGCAGGTTTGACCATCAAAACAGAGGGGTCGCCACCTGCGTTGTAAAGATCCTGGTGACATGCAGTAATCATAGCTTCTGTGAGGGCAGCTGTACCGCCAGCAGTTGTGACTGATGCATCGATCAGCTGGTCAGCTGAATCCATCTCACGTGCTGTTGTGGCGTTACCAGCTGTACCGGCATTTGAGGCACCAACAAAGGCAAATTCCACGTCTTTCTTGATTTCTTTCAATGCTTTAGATAGCTGGTAAGCTGTCTCTTTTGCTCTGCCGTAGGCCTTAATTGAGTCAGCCGTTGCACTGACAGCAAAGGTCTTTGCCAGGATCTGAGTGTTACCACTGATCATGGTTGTTGGGATTGCTGTACCGGCTGAAGCCGTGAAGCCCTCGACCTGGGCATTGGCCCCGGCGGCGGCAAGTGAATCTGTCTGATATTGATACACACGATTGTGTACTTTCTCAGATTTGATCATGCTGTAAAAAGGCGTGTCTGAGGGTGTCACATCCGAAATTAAGTTCGAAATGTCTTCAGCGATGCCGATTTGTTGGTAGGTTTGATAAATAGCCATTTGAGTTATTCCTCTTCATTACTGGCGTTTTAAGTGGGTTCTATGCTTCCCAACGCTGTAAGATGGCTGCTGTAATGTCGTCTAAGTCTCGACCACCATTCTTGATCATCTGTTGCCGGGCCTTTTCGGCTTGGGCTTTTTTAGATGCTTGAGGGTCAGGTGAACGCTTACTGCGTAAAACCTTCTTGGTGGTTGATGCCTTTTTCTTGGTCGTGGCAACTTGTTTACCCTGGTCATAAAGTCTGGCTTTATTGATTAGGGTAATGACTGTCGGATCAACGTAGGTGTTCACCTGTTCTTCCGGCAAGCCTTGGCTAATTGCGTAACCTCGAATGTCGTTGTAGAGTTGGTTAGACCACTCAGGAATGTTTTCCTGGAGCGTCTTAACACACTGTTTAGCGGCTTCTTGTTGGGCCGCAGATTGTTGCTCTTTGATAGAGCCATAGAAGGCATCCGCTTCTTCGCTAAGGAACCTCAAGTTATCGTGGGCTTCTTGAGCTTCTTTACGAAGTTGAGCGAAGTCTTCAGTTGCCATGCTTCTGCTGGCAACCAACATATCTACTTCAGCATAAGGCTTGTAGCGTTCCTGAGCTTTCTCAAGCATCTTCTGGAACACGACATGACTTTTCTCCATTGCAGCTTCAGCATCTTTGCGTTGCTTAGCTGTTTCTTGAGACTTACGTGTGAGGGCAGCTTCTTGTCCATATAGACGCTTAAGCTCTGAAACCGATACTTTACGAGCGTCTCCATCCACCATAACTTCAACTTCAGCTTCGTCATCAAGCGTTGGACGATCTGCGTCATCCTCTTCTTCATCTTCAGCATCTGTTTCATCATCATCGGTTTCGGTTTCCTCATCTTCATCAAGGTCGGTTTCCTGACTTTCGTCTTCTAGGTCTTCTTCTGTATCCTCATCAACCTCTTGGATGTCTGTAGTCTCTTCTTGATCATCCTGAGGTGTTGCCTCTGTCGTGTCTTCGGATAGCTGTTTATCAGCGTCCTCCCACTGTGCCAGAATGGCGTCTTCGATATCTAAGGGGGCGTTTGTTTGCACGTCTGACATGGTGCTAAGCATCCTCTTGGTTGTTGTCACTGTCGCTGGCAGCTTTCGCTACGATTTCGTCTTTAATGGCTACACGTTGCTGTAGCGTACTGACGATATCGACCAACGCTCGATAATGGTGGTAGCTCTTATCCCGGGACGCTGTTTCCTCAGGTTTTGAGTTACAAAACGTCTGGAACGTGGCATCCACCATTGTATTAATTGTTTGGTTGAAGACCTCCATTTTGAGAAGTTCTTCAGCCGCATTGCCCATGTTAACAAGCTGTTCTTCGTTTTCGTTGAACATGATAGTTTGCTCTCCTTAATTAGCGTTTTATCCTGTTGGGCTAACGATGCCCCTGACGTCCTCAGTTCTCTTGAGGATTGCCAGTTCGCCTTCATCGATACGTTTCTTATGAGCAAGCTGAGCTTCCTTAAGATCCATATTGTCTGCTTGAAGGGCGTGTGATGCCTGGGCTTTCATTTGCTCCATCTGCATCTTCATCTGATCCATTTGTGCATCCATCTGAGCCTTTTGTTCTGCCAGGGCTTGTTGACGCTCTTGAAGCTCAAGTTGCTTCTGAGCCATCTGCATTTGCATCTGCTGGGCTTGGTCAGGTTCTGGTGGTGGTAGCTGATCAGGTGGTGTTAGGTAGTCTTCAACATTCAAGATACCCTGTTGCTCCAGGATCTGCTTTAACAGCTGGTAGCGGTTCTCAGGTGAGTACATTGGTTGAATGGTTGGATCCTGGCTAAACATTTGGTGAAGACCTAGAAGCTTTTGTGCTTCTTTCTCTTGTTCACCATAACCAAGCCTAAGCTCGACCATTACATCGCGTTTATCTTCCCACCGGCTAGGTGAAACGGAAATGTATTGGCCTGACAGGTCTACAATCTTTTCTTGAGATTCGTTTTCAAGACAGATCTGATAAACCATGTGGAAAAGAGGCTTGATGAACTGTGTAGCCAGATTACGTGCGATAATCTTTTGCCGCTGCTGCGACATGGTGGCGAGTTGTTCAACCATTGCGGCTGAGTTTTGCTTGCTCACTGCATCTTTTGAGAGGCCTTGTGAAAGACGGCTAGTACCTGTGTTGTCTTCTGCATTTCGATCAAGCATGTCGATGGTTTGGAAGACAAACGGATTAAGAGACGCTTGCTGCATTGGTGTGACAGCGTCAGGTCTTGTGACGTTTACAAGGCCACCTAAGCGTGATGAAATCAGTTCCCGGGGGTTGCTTAAGCCACCTTTGACAACCATGTAACGCGGGTTATTGGTTATCATAGAGTGATCCAGGATTGACCTGGTAAGGACAGTCCGGGCGTTCTGGGTTGCTATCAGCTTTTCAGCAAAGTTAGATCCGTAGAAACTATGTGGAACCGGCAGCGGCGCAAAGGTTACAAACGGTAGACGGTTGACTGGCTCGATGTCCAACAGGGCGTTACCTGCTTTGACAACCCGGTGCATTTTAGCAATGCCAGTGCCTTCAACGTCTAGTTTGATGTAGGCCTCATAGACCATGATGTTACGGATTTGATCCTGGTAGCCATGGTTTGAGTGACCACGGTCTGCGCCAATATCATCATGACGTGCAAGGATCTCCGGGTCAGTCTCTAGTTCGACATCTTCATGACCGTCCCCGATCTCCTGGAGCTTTTCTTCATCGTAGCCCATCTCACGTAACTCAGTGAGCGTCTTGCGTGTGCGGTGGGCAACAAAGTTAATGCTATCGATGTCCAGGCTAACTGCCTGGCTTTCGACTAATAGCTCCTCAGGTGGTATAGCTTCGATGACAACTTGACTGGTGTCCCGGGTTACAGCGATTGTACCGCTAAGCATTCCGAAGTCATCTGTCTCACTGTCTTCTAGCTCGATGTTTTCATCCTGGGCTAGGAGCATATCAAGTTCATCTTGTGTGATGTTCTCGAATGTCTCCATGTCAGTTTGCGTGGATTCTTGCCAAAACACTTTGGCTGTACCTACACGTGCAACCAACCCATCATGAATCACTGACCGAAGCACACCGAAGAAATCATTTTGCCGGAAGACCACGTAGTCTGTGTACAGCGAACAAATAGCCGCGTCCTGGACGTCTTCGGGGCCTTGCGGGGCAAACTTACAGATGCGGTTACCTGCACTGAAGGTTTCAAGCAGCGCAGCCTTCATTGATTCAACTTGGTTGAAGCAATCCTGGCTAACGTACTTTGAATTACCATCGTGGGCCGGTTTTGGAAGCGTACCGTTGTAATAGTCCATCACACGTTTACGCTCACGGCTGAGATCGCTATCGTAGTAGCCAATAGATTGACGGATGTTAGTGTCAACTATCGTTACGATATCGCTCTCTTCGAGCTTTTCATAATCTTCGATCTTTGCCATTGATTATACCATTTCTACATATAGTTCTTCGGGGGTCTCGACAGGTTCCCAGGCACCTTCGTGAACGTGGTTTGCCAGGGCTAAGGACATGACACAATCATCGAAGCATGAAGGCTCAGCTTCCATAGATCCGCTCTCCGTAACGATGTAAGTCATCATTTCACGGATAGTCGTTTTGTCATTTAGAGTTAACTCGCCCTCACGCATCGCGGCACGAAGTTGGTCAATGACCAGGGGCTTTGTTTTGCTTGTTGTTGTGAAACCTAACTTAACGGTCTCACGGTCTGTAATCTTGTCTACCTGGATTTCCTGATAGAACGATGGGTAGGCCATATCTTTACCCAGCCTGGTACACGTTAGGATGCCATGGCTGTTGTTCTCTACGATGATGTGGGCGGTGTTGTAGTATTCACCCAAGGCAAATAAGACCTCAGCGAAGTAGTCCGGGTGGACATGTCCTCGCCATGTGGCGACTTGCCTTTTCTTCGAGTCGAGGACCTGGGCGACTGAGTAGTCTCCGTTACGCACACCCATTGCCACATCAGCACCGATAACATACTGGCCTCCTGGATCATGTTTGAGATAGGTTGTAAGCTCACCTCGAGCATTGTTGACGAACTCATCACCCTCGAGGGCCAGTCGTTCTTTCACATCTTTTGCTTCGGTAAGGCATTTCTGAAGTTGCTCTGGATTAAACACCGGGCGTCCGGTAGTTAGGAAAGCCTCTTCTGGGTAGGCAGGGTACTCCTGTCGAAATAGATCTATGCCGTTCTGTGCAATCTTACGGCGTCTAAACATTAGCTGTTCATCGGTAAGGTTGTATTCTTCGGCTAGGTCTTCTTCATCAGGAGTACGCTCGAAGTTCTCCGGGACATCCTCTACGTATGTGGGGTCCACATACCAAGGAATAAACACAGGTACGAAACCATTGGTGCCGTTTACTGCGCCTTCCCATAAGGAATGATAAATACCGGTTACACCGTTTGCCGTACTCTCGACAAATACAGCAGTTTTAGGAGCATTCGGTACTGCTTGCAGCAGACCGTTCCAAATGTCTTGAGCCGTTGATTTAGGCCAGAACGCGAGTTCTGAGGCATGTACGTGTGTGAGCGTTTCGCCCCGACCGACTGAGTCACCACCGGCAGTGGCAACGACATAGCTGCTATCAAGTGCATCAAAAGACAATTCCCTTCTTGAGCTATACTTCGTATGAGGTTTAAGGATCTCAGGGCAATGTTCGTGAAAGCGTTTCGTTAGGTCAAACAACGCCCTGGTACTGTCGGCATGGTGTGTAATAACCATGGCCTTACGTGCCTTTTCTTGGGACACGGCATAATAAAGGTAACCGCCAGTGTAGGTGCTAAGACCTTGCTGCCGGGCTTTAAGGATGATGATCCTTATCTTACCTTCGTTTTGGAGTTGTTTTTGGACGGCATCGTCCAGGATCTGTTGGGCGGGATTTAGCTTTAGGGGAGCAATCTCGCCTTCTTTAGTTCGTATTGAGAGTGCCGCTTTGGCATAAAAAGGAAAGTCAGTGTAAAGGCGTTTACGAACCGCTTTGAGTTTCGGGTCCATTATCGTCTTCGGTCAGTAAGCTTGCGAGGAAGTCCTCTGCTTTTGCGACAGCCACTTCTGACTTTGCTACCGGCTTTTGCTTGGTGAAGTCCAGGACAAGCCGGGCGGCTGCTAGACGTTCTCTGGTTTCACCAGGGACACGCATAACCTCTACGGCTGTCGTTAGTGCTTCCTTTGCATATTCATCTTCTACGCCATACTTTTCTGACATAATCTTTACTACCTTCTCTGCTTCCTTTTGAATCTTCTCTCTAATCGGGTCTATCTCATGTTTTCGATAGCCGTCTGGTACTCCCCTTGGACGTCCTGGGTTCTTACGCTTCTTGGTAGACCATTGACGCCGCAGTTCCCGACCCTCTGGGGTTTCCATGAGGGTCGAGAAATAGTTTCGTTTAGGTGCTTTGTGGGGTTCTGGACCATTTCCTACTTTGGGCTTTGACTTGGCCCGAGGTACTTTTGGTGATCCCATTGGATACTCCTATATCGATAATGCCCCTGGTGCTTGTCCTAAGGATAAAGCTCCTGGAGGTGGCATCTTCTTTTCTTCTTCTTCACGTTCAGCAATAAGCATGTTTGCCATGATTACAGCCAACACTGATGCAAACGGTAATGAGAACAACTGCACAGTCGGGTTACCTTCAAACAACACTTGTAAAATAGCTGTTGTTTTCGGCATCTCCCGCTTTGCCATTCTTGGATCGAATAAATAGGCCGCAATAACATCAGCTGCCATTTCGTAGGGCATGTGGAGATATTCGTTTTCATAGTCCGTAATACTATCTTGTGCTTCGGATAGTGTTAAAGCACCCTCGCTAACAGCTTGCTGCGCCTGGGCATACCCTTCTCGAACAGGAACTGTTTCCCCAACTTTATAAAACCGTTGGAAGTTCGTTATCTCCTCGATAATGGCATCAGCTTGTTTTGTGTCTTTATCTTTAATTCGACCAGACCGAAAGGCAGCTGCCCCATCTTGTAGGGTGGCGACAAAGTCCCGGATAGTTCCTTTGTAAGTCTTGAAACCACCGCCCAAACCGTCAGATGTATCGATTTCACCGCGCCGCTCTAAACCATCATTTGGGGACGTATAGTAGTTACGCTCCACCATAGGTTCTGACCGGGCGTAGGCAGGGCTATAATCCGCTTCTAATGGGTGACCGACTTCATGAAGGGCTAGGAATAGGTTTTGTAAGGCATCCCCGGTATCGAGTACCGCAATCTGACCACCTTGACCTGGACCATCCCCATCAGGCATACGAAATGCTCTGGTTGATCCAGCTGGACCACCAAGTGCTTCTTCAAAGGACTTTTTATCTTTGTATAAGGTTAGAGAGTGGAACAAAGCTTTGGCTAGTTTTCGAGCCTCTGCCATGTCTTTTATGCCAAACTCATATGGCGACCCTTTTTTACCTATCTCAAAAAGAGCTTTGACTGGCTCTTGTTGGGCTTTGGATTCAGTTGGAGTGGCGGGTCTGCTGCCAGCTATGGACGTTTGATAAACGGTGCCAGGGTCGGACCTGCGTCCATTATTGGTCCCCGGGGTTGGGGTGTCGGGGCCACGGTTGTATGTGACACCTTCTTTTGCCGCATCAACTCCCCCATCTCTTTGACGAATAACGCCATCTTGTCCTGGGGAACCTGGCTCAGGATTGATTCCATCTCGCTCTGCTGCGGGGAGTGCTTCTTGGATTTGGTCATAGGACTTTCCTTCCTTCTCCGCTAAAAGCTTTGCGGCATCTAAATAATCGTTGTCGGCACCTCTTCCTGGAGCGACACCTAACAGTCTAAATAACTGTTTCTCTGGATACCACATTAACGCCTGAAAGTCAGCAGTATTTATGTCATATCCCTGCTCTTGAAGCAGTTCAATGGCACGTTTTGTTGCTTTCCTCATGTAACTACGTTCACCAGGGCCTTTAGGCTGCGCCTGTAGCTGTTCACTCATGTTTTTAATATGAGTTCCAACAGCTTTGAACAACGCTGGTTTAGTGTGATTAACGCCATTTTCAGCTTTATAGTTCTTATAGAACTTTTGATATGTCTTGTTTAGTTGTGTAATGAACTGATCGAACTTTGCGGGGTCTTTATAGAGACCGGTGCGGTTAACTCCAGCTGCTTTTAAGGCGTCATTGATGACCTTCTTCATGGCTTGATCTGAGGTGTCTTTCATACCTCTTTCGATCTTATCACGGTTCTTCTGCATCACCTCTTCTGTCTTGGGATCCTCAAATGGACGACCAACAAGACGGTTCCACATACGCATCCACCAAATATCCATTGTGAGTGGGTCATAATTACCCCGGATGTTCTGATAGAACCCCTGCCCGATCTTAGGGCCAAGGATGTATGAGGCTTTGATGTTTTCAGCCATGCCTTCACTTGAAGGAACACTGATCTCAGTGCCATTAGCTTCGTTAAACCGGGCAATAAAGTCTGTTAGTTGCTTTACGGTGAAATCTGTGTTTAAGAAATCACCAATTGTTTCGTTTTGACCACTTTCGTTCCAGCGATTGAAGAAATCAAAAGCTGCAACCATTGATGCGTTACGTTCCCCACCTTTTTTAAAGGTAGTTGTAGGCATAACACCTGTGTCCATGAATTGACGAAACACCTCGAGGGCATAAGCAAAGTTATCCGCAACAGCCTGACCGTTTGAGGTAACAGCTAGGGCAAAGTCGAAAGCTTGTTCTGCTTCTGGCGATTGCATCACTCTAGGCTCAACCAAAGTGACTACGGCTTTTGCGGCTTTCAGTTTACGATCATACCAACCAATGGCATTACCATCTTGATCGAGGTTAAATGCGGCTTCAGTAGCCATGAGACTGGCAATACGCTCAATGTTGTCTTCGGATAAGTCCAAAGGTTGGTTTGAGCCGGTAGCTGCTTCGTAGCGGTCTTGTAAAAGCTGGGCAGCCTCGACCAGGCTACGTTTAGTCTCAGGTGCGAAGGTTCCATTACGCATATCTGCGACCTGGTCCGGTGATGGCCTAATGTCTAAGTTTGTCATGGCGTAATCGTTGCCAATGTTGAAGACATCATTTGTTGCTAAAGCTGGAGAGTCAAAGTTTGGACCAGACATCCGGTTGACTTGGGCGTTAGGCTCAATCCGAACAGTTTCATATATAGGGTGTTCTTTACCCGATGATTTTATTTTTATGGTGCCGATCTGACGACCGGGGACCACGTTACCAAAGCCTCGAGGACGCATAGTGGGTTCATCAGCTTTGGTTCCATCAGCTTTTAAAGGCTTGCGGTAAAGCTCTGTTGGTACATCGGCTTCATACTGTAAGGCATAAAAATGATCAGGGCCTTGCTCGACAGTCACAATAAACGACTGTTGGCGGTTGCCTGGATTAGAGGTCCACTCATAAAGGTTTGGTCTGACTAGGTTTGAGTTCCAACGCTTACCATCAGCCTTATTTGGAGATGCAGCTTGGTTTGGATCGACCTCAAGGCGTCCACGACCATTATCACCAATATAAACCCTGGCACCGCCATAAGTGTTTCCAGTGACGTCATTAGGACCAGCCTGGTAGTTACCCTGGTCAACATCGATGCCATCAATCTTTGAATAAAGAGCCTTTGTCTTTGGGAAGATGCTCAGACCTTCGCCAAAGTCTGGGACAGCCATTCTGTTGATTGGGCCAGGTGACGATGGGGCCTCAGTCGCCGCAGGTTGCTCTGTGGCGGCCTGTTGTTGTTGCTGGGCCATTACCCTCTCCACATACGGCATTATGTACTGGTCGGCGTACTGTGGGTTCTTGGCGCGGGTAGCTACATCGAGGTAAATTGCTTCGACAGCTTCGACTGGATTACCGGCAAAAGTTTTAAGGGCCTTATTAAGACCTGCTAGGACCAAAGCCTTGGTTTGTGGGTCAATAGTTGTGTCAGCATTTACAGCTGCTTGTAGCTCTTTGTTAAAAGCTTGGTTATCCGCACGTCCTTGCTCACGCTGCATGGCAGCCCGGGTCATAATAGTTGGACCACCGCCTCCAGCTGCCTGGATGGCTAACTGGTTTTGCGGGTTAGCACGTGGGTAGTTATCTGGATCTGAATCAGCCAGGCGGTTCATCAATCGGATGAGAGATGATAGACCATTCTCGCCTTTTTTACCGACATTACCGCCCTGGCGAACACTAGCAATGTAGTCAGTAGCAAACCTACGGATTGCTTCCGGGTAGAAGTTGCTGTTGCCAATCATGGCCGCAACATCGATAGCTGTCTGCTTGTCGAAACCGGTAGCATCCTCAAGCCTAGCTTGTGGGCTAGGGTTGTCAGGGTTAGCAGATGGTGGTGCGTCAATGGAATCCAAGAACTCAGCTGTCTGACGTTCTTCATTGTTTACCCGGAGTGCATCACGCTCTGCGTTTGCTGTAGCTTCCTGGTCCATATCCCGGAGGCTAGGCTCTGTTGGGACCTGGATACCTGGGTTGCCTTGGTTCTCACGCACGTACCGCGCAACACGGCTTCTACGGCCTGTCATGGCGTCTACAGCGCGACCTGCGACCGCTGGGAGGATAGATAAACCGGATGTACCAAATGCTCCTAAAGTAGAGATAGGTGCGGCAACGGTTCTTCCAATGTTATAACGTCCGTCTGTATCTAAAGGGTTGAGGACGTCAAAGTATTGTGACAGACCACCTTTTAGCGACTTATTCGCAAGTGCAGATAGTTCGTTAGATTTACGCATCAAGGAAAGTAGGCTGGCACCTTCTTCAGTACCCGCTGTTAACTCTTCGATGACTTCAAAATCACGCGGGTCTACACGGCTTTTTACCTTATTTTTGGCCTTGCGCTTCGCATTGTTTGCTTGAACCTTCTTTAAGGCTTCGATACGTGGGTCACTGTCATCTATCTTAAGCCGTGATTTTAACTCATCAATTTCAAAGTCAATCTTACTTCCATAGTCTAAGTGTAAATCATCAATAGCGGCTCTGGCACCTACCTCTGACCCAGTATTTACATCGTTGATGTCGTAGCCTTGGGTATTAGAGAGTTCCTTTAGATCTCTCGCAAAGTCAGCAGCTGCTTCGGAATCATTAGAGATCTTTGGGGCTGTTGCTACGTTCTTAATACCTTGGGCTGCGGCAGTGGTTGTATCTATCGCTGCCCGGGTGCCTCCACCCATAGAAGATCCTAGAGCGAATGAATCTGTAAGACGATCAGCAACTTCTGTTCCAGTAAAGTCTCCACCTTGGACAGCTGTACCAGCCATAACTGCTGCGTCCTGGGCTGTTTCTGTGAGGCCCTCACCACCAGCTGCTTTTCCAACACGTTTTGTGAAAGCTTTAGCTGCTTCACCAAAACCCTGTTTGGTAAGCTCTTCAGCTACTTCTGTGCCTGTCATAGTGGCAAGCTTATTGACTGGAATAACTTTACCGGCACCAAACTTATCCAAGAAACCAACTAATGCGCCGATAGATGCTGCAATCTTTGGATCATATGACCCGGTTTTCTCTTCTGTGTCTAAAGCTGATTCACCAGTAGCCATAACCATGGTGCCGCCTGTTACAGCTGCGCCAGCACCAAATGTCAGCCATGCAGGTGCGCCTAAAATAGCCCCTGCGGCAACAGCTGCGCCACCGGCAATAGCGGCCCCACCGGTTGGTGCGGTTTCAAGTAACTTTTCACCTAATGCTGGTAAGAATGTACCTTGGTTGTAGTTTTCACGAAGTGAACCAGGGTACTGTGGTTGATAACCACCTTGGGCAATATCACGTTCCTGGTTTTGAACTTGACGTGTGCCATAATCTTCAATGGTATCTGAGCCTATCAGGCGTCCACCAGCTTCAATACCCTTACCAACCATTTTCTGCATATTATCGATGCCATATGCAAAAGCACCATCGCGGTCCTGGTTTTGATTATCTAACTCAGAAAAGGCTTTTGCTACCGTGTCATATTCCGGTGTGCCTTTTTTAGACTGGTTAGCAACTAGCCAATCAGCGAAGGCATTCAGATCTTGCTGAGACATTGGTTCTCCAATCTTTGAGGATTATCGTTGTGAGATAATGGCGCGGGCTGCGTCTAAGTTACTGGAAGCAGCTTGGTTACCTGCGGCAGCTTGTCCCGACACGGTCATGGCTGGGATTGGTAAGCCGTTGATACGTGCGTATTCAATTTGCTGTTCACGAATAGCTTGCACAGATGCTTGATAATGATCTTTGACACGGCGTAAGTTCTTTAAGAACTGCTCTCGAGATTGTGACTGACGTAAAGATCCTAAAGCTGAGTTCAAAAGGGCCAATTCCTTTTCAGAGATGGCACCTAACGCACCGCCAGTAGGGCTATCGTCTCGCATCTTTTGCAAACGCTCAAAACCGATACTCGATACAATTGTATCAATGTTAGAGGCAACATCGTGGGCTGGTGACCCTGGTATGTAAGACATGGCCTTACCAATACCCCCGGTAACATTATCGAAGGGCCACAACATATCGTTACCACCCTCTTCAACTTGAGCGAAGATAGTGTCGATGGTGTCTAGGACAACACCTGTGTATGGGGACTGTTGTGGGACTGCGTTTGTCTTACCTTTTTTAGCTTTCAATTCAGCTAAACGATACTTCTCAAGACTAGCTCTTTGCATGTCATCGATATTGGCACTTTCCATGCCCATGGCAGCCATCTGTGCAGCTGGGCCTTTATTCATAGCACCAAGACCGGCGGCACCCATGCGAACCATACGTTCTGCAAAGTCGATGTTTTGGTTAGGCGGGGTGATGGACAAAGGTGTCTGAGACCGTGTGTTATTCGTGTAGTTACCTGCGTTTGCAAGGATGCCTGGTGTATCATCGCCGGGCATGGTCAAAGCAGGGTTAGTGGCTGCTGTGTACTGGTCCTGGAAAGATTGACGTGCGTTACCCTGCCGGGCCATGACGTCATCAAAGGTTAATGCCGGGCCATCAGATGCGGCGACAGGGTATGGGTTAACTCCAAGACGCTGCATGTCAACTAGAGGGATTTGATCAGCATAAAAACCATCAGGAGCAATGGCACGGTTTGCCTGGTCAGTAAGATCTTTGATTGATAGGTTGCCGTCTGCTAGAGGACCTGCGATTGATGGGTAACCACCAGGAGGCATTTGTTGATTAGGCATATCGGGACTTTCTCCATCTGCTGCCGCTATGGCCTGAGCAATCATATCGTCAGACAGGATGTCGCGGTTCTTGTTCTCGAACTTGGTGATTGACCGCATGAGCTTTGGACGCATGTTTGCGATGTCAATCTCTTGATCTGGGTCCACGCCAAGATCGTTTGCTACATAGTCAATGTAGCTACCAGTGGGGTTGTTGTCGGAAGGTGGCGCATAGCCGGTCATAAGGTCCCGGACAGTCTTGACGCCACGCTTGGACTTTGTGTGGAGATCCCTGGCTAAAGCCCTGGCTCCATTGTCCAAGGTGTCGTAGATGTCATAACCGCCTTTGCCTTGCCCGGTTTTACCTTGGAAGGCATCAAAGGATCTGAGATTGCCTGGGTTGTTGTTACGCTGCCCTACAGTAGGCTTTACGCCTATCCATTGAGGCGAGTTAACCATTTGTATGAGGGGCATCGGCTTTGTTGGATCATATAAGACACCAGCCATATCAATCATGCACCCTTTCTATTAGAACGATGGGTCGTAGCCCGGTCCATAAGGGGCATAAGTAGCCCCATTTGCGCCATACATCATTTGTTGTGGTTGGGTTTGAGGTCGGTTCTGCATGAAGTTGGCAAACTGGTTACCCCAACCACCGCCCATCATTGCGCCGTTGATGGCAGACATCGTTGGGTCAACATAGTTAGGCGTGATTTGACCAGGGCCTTGAGGGGCGTTGTTAAGGATCGAGGAATTAAACTTACCGTACTGATTCATCATAAAGTCACGGTCTTCGTTAAAGTTGGCTTTACCGTCATTGTACTGGTTCTGAAGATCTTTCTGGAAAGCAGATCCAGAGTTCAGCATGTTGCTGATGCCATTGAAGCCGGTAGACATACCAGTACCAAACGCACCCGCCATGCCAGCATTTGCACCCATAGCGTTGCTGAAGTCAGTGTTTGACTGACCAAGAGAACGCCGCATAAGGTTGTCTTCAACACTCGCTCTTGTGTCGGCCTCCAACTCTGAGTTACTACGGCGTAATAGAGCTTCAGCGACACCTGCCCTCGAGCTATTCATGTTACCAGAGCCTGATGCGCGGTTGTTGTTACCGGTAAGCTGGACTTCGTTTAGGTTACGGTTTGCACCACGCATGGCGGCATTGACCAAGGGGTCGCTATTGTTTGCCGCATAATTCATTGCGGTGTTCATAGCGTTACCAGAAGATGCCTGGTTAAATAGGTTATTGTAGTTGTTACCGAAGCCAGCGGCACCCGCTGCCAGGTTGCTACCGTAGCCGAAACCAGTGTTGCCGAAGTTCTGCTGGGCGTTTAAGGCCGCAACCTG